TCCGGAAATCGGCCCTTGGCACACTCCCATAATAACCGAGGCACTATATTTATATTGCTGTCCACCCCCTTTACCGCCGCCACCACCTTTTCCGATACCGCTTTGTTGCGATGACGGCGCCCCTTTGAAATCATCGTAGTCGATCAGATTTGGCGTGACGCGGGTTGTACCGTAGACGAGTGGGATAACCCCACCGCGTTGCGAGGTTTGGAACTGTAGCGAACCGACCGTCTTTTGCTGCTTGGCATTAGACCCGCCCCCGATGATGCCCCCCATGTTCGACCGTCAGAGTTCGAGAGTGGGAAAAGGGTCAAAGAATCGGACCGGGCGGCCGCTCAGCGGCGGCTGGTCGGCAGTACCGCAGACAACCCCGGCATCCCACCATGCGTGGATGAGCCTTGGCCAAGAGACGACAACAGCCCCGTGTGAGAAGCAGCGCCCGAATTTGAACACTGCGACATCGCCTTCCCGAGGCGGAGTCTCAATCTCCCGCGCATAATACATAAGTCCCTCGAGGTATCGCTCGGCGTCGCAATGCAGGTGCCAATCAGGCGGATAGAACGGGACGTCGATGTGCGAGATCACCCCCGCATTTCGGTAGACTTCGGCGAGCAGCATGAGGCAATCGGTGCCGCCGCCCTTGACCCGGCCCATATGATGGTAGGGTGTGCAGAGCCAGGTTTGCGCCTCGGCAAGAACCATTTCCCTCCGGGTCATACCGCCGTCTCCGGCGTCGGGATGAAGGGAAAGCCCCCGAAGTGGGTGGCGTTATTGAATACGTTTGTACAGGTAGCGAGCGTGCGGTCACAGCCGGGCAGCAGCTGAAATTGGTCGCCGGTCACAACCGGCGAGAGAAATGGAAGCTTCACGGAAATCCAGTCGGAACCCATGTTCGCGACGGTGCGGCTCGATCCGGCATTGGCTCCGGTCACGCCGATGATCGTCCCTTGGACGTACAGGTTCGCTGGGCTCGGGACAACTGAGGTGGCGACTTGTGCCTGCGTAGAGCCGGTCTCCGCTGCAAACGTTAACTGCATGCTGGACCGGTCGAATTGGCACATCGCGTCCCCGAAGGTGTGAGTGCAAGACGATTGCCACAGTCGGCGCGGCATTTGGATATTCAGAAGCTCGAGATGGGAGCGGCATTTGAGGTCGATGCCGGTACCGCTACAGTCAATATCCGAAATGCGCCCGGCGAAGAGCACCACGGTTCCCGGGCTCGTGTCGCCGTAGGTCGGCATGAACGCCCGTTCGAGCTGCAGGAGCGCGCCATCGAGCTGTCCCTGCCAGGCCGCTTGCAGAAATGGCACTCCGCCGATCAGATCTGTGGGGTCGGTATAGATCCTGACGTCAAGTTCGTCGACCTGGGTGCCGATGACGATTTTCGTTTTGGACCGCTCGAATTTAGGGCCAAGCGCAAAGCTGTAGCCATTTGCGAAGATCGTAGTCGACGCTGCCGAATAGCGCAGTACCGACCCGCCTACTAGAGTGATCGTGTAGAGGTCCGCCATGATGAACTGGTTGGCGCTCGAGAGGAGCACGATCAGGGCGGGGCTGGCCGCTTTCATGATCGCACCGATATAAACGTCATTTTCTTTACTTGCCACAGCCGATACATGAAATTCTCGAAATCATATTTGTCGTCAATAAATCTACAGCGGAAGTAATAGGTGAAATCAGCGGTGATAATTAGCTCGCTACTGGGAGCGGTTCCGAATGTCACCAACCCCGTAGCCGGGTCGACACTGTAGGTCGACGGATCTTGTGTAATCCCGTTGAAGTAGATCGCGCCGACGACATTCGGCGCGATGATTGGTTCCAAAAAGCCGCCGCCAGGCAGGGACGCACCCATTGTACGCTGGAGCTGGAAAGCGGGCGTGCTCGCATCCCCGATGCCGATCTGCTGCCCGGAGACTTGCCAGTCACTGGGGTCTTGAAACAGGAATGTGCCGAACGCTCCCTGGCAGAGCATGAAGAATCCGAGCAGGGTCCGCAGCTCATCGTAACCAGCTGCCGGATTGTCGCGCAGGAAGTCATAGACCAGTGCAAATTGCCACAACGGATAAGGATAGTCGACCGCCCGCAATTCGCGCCCGGATACCGCCCGCTGGATGCGCGTCTGAAAAGTCGGGGTTTTGGTGACGCTCCAGGCAAGCCCAGGCAACGCCGGAAAAATCAGAGCCATCACGCCGTCCGCAGCGTCGAACCATTGCGCATTGCCTTGTTAAGGGCATTGACGAGAAGGCTGCCATTGCTCTGGAAAAATCGCTTCACGTCCTGACTGTCGATCGCCGAAACGTTGACCACGACCGCACCAGCTCCGGCTCCGCCATTTGCGGAGATCATGTTCTGGAGGCCTTGGCTGATATCCGCCGGCAGGATCATTTCGTTTTGGTGCACCATAGCGAGCTGATCAGACGGGACCATCCAGCCCCCCGCCGCAGAGGCGATCCCGCCGGCGGCAGCCATTACGGTGGCTTCTCCCGCCGCAGCAGGCCCAGCCGCAGCCGGCCCCATTATCGGAGCAAGGAATGCAAAAATGCCCGAGAACGCCTGCGCTGAATCGGTTGCGATGCTTTTGATCGCATTGGTCGCCTTGATCGCCAGTCCAGCCGCCATTCCCTCGCCATCGGCTGCGGTGCGAGCTGCAGCGCCCGCCTCGGTTGCGGTTGTCATAGCGAGCTCACTGGCAATCCAGTTCGTCGCCATTTTGACTCCCAGGTTGACAAATTCGGCAAGTATCGACTGCGCGATATTCGCGACCGCCTTTTGCAATGTCGTCGTGCCCAATATCATGCCGGTGATCGAGGTATCGAAGGCACGCTGAATCGGCTGCATCAGGGTCTGCCAGGTTCTTTGGCTGGTCTGCGCTGCTTGAAGATCGAGCTTCTCCTTGTCGCTCTGAAACTTCTGGTAGGCGAGCAGCTCTTCTCCCCACAGCTTTTCATTGGCGGCAGCATCGTTTCCGTTGCCGGACGGGGGACTGGCCTGGATAACGCTGGAAGCGTCTCCGAGCCCGCTACTCGACGTCACGCCTGCGCTTATCGACCCGGCGAGGTCGGCGGCTTTGGTCTGCAGCACACCGATACCGGTTCCGATTTGACCGGTAGCGGCGTTAAGCTGCGACTGAGCCTGCTGGGCAATGTCGCCGAGCCCGGCAAGTTGAGCGCGCATCGCGTCGGTCGCTGCTTGGACAGAATTCGACGCGGCCTCCATTCCGGATCGGAGACCGTCAATTTGGGCGCTGATAACGACGCTGGTTTCAATGTCGGCCATTAAAAGCCTCTTGCTGACAAACTGGCTTCATCCGCCGCATTCCCATTGCCAATTTCTGCGGACGCCTAGCCGGGAATACCTACCCGAAGGCGGAGTTCGGCAAAATCTAGGACTACGGGCGAGAGCCCGGCATTGACGTCTCCAACACCAAACCCGGGGCCCAGCTGAACAAGCAACGAGTTGGATTCCGAGCTCGGTGGCTGTCCTCGCTCCATCGACTTCGGCGGCAGCCGTGCGTTGTTACGCTTACCGACGCCCAGATAGGCCGCGACCAGTAAGTGCACCGGCGGGTGTTGTGCCCAGTACGAAGTCAGCTCTTCGATCTGGAAGAGTGTCATCTCGTCAATTACAGGGTAGCTGTATCCACAGGCGGTGGCGAGGAGACCATAAATTTCTCGCCAGGGGTCACCGTCCCCGAAATCACGTCCGAAACCAAACTGGCGCACGCACTGCCTGCCCCCGGGGTGGTCCCAGGGGCTGGTGCTTCCCCCATAGCGGCTCCCCCTGGCTTTAGGCCGGAGCCGGTCAGAACGGCATTCAGGACGGCACTAGCATTCCCGAGATCGAGCAAATTCTCGACTCTGTCTGGCGTGGTCTCGGGATAGTTGCGCTGCAGCGCCGCGGTGACAATGTCGATCAGCACGTTGATTTGCGCTTCGCCCATCGACGCGCCGATTTCGGTCAGTTGTCTTACCTTAGGCATCAACCGGCGGAGCTGACCCAGGGTAAGTGGCGGCACTATCCAATCTTGCCCGCCCATTGTGACCGCCACACCGGGGACCATCATTCCACCGTGCTCAAATAGCCGATCGTTCCCGAAGCATCAGCAAAAGCCATGAAATCGAGCTCGCTAATCGTCCACGTATCGAGCTTGGTCGGGAGCGACAATTTATTTGCCGTGCAGGCGTTCAGACGGAGCGCGGTGCCGCTGCCGTTGTAGGCAGTGTAAAACGTCGCTTTGAAGGTAGGAGTAATACCCATCGGCTGGTTCGCAAGGGTCAGCCTGTTGC